ACCCCGACCACTTCAAGCCGCTCTTCTGGCTCCGCGTGCCCATCAAGCTCCAGCACATCCCCGAGCGCGGTTGGTATTCCCAAACCCCCGGTGGCTTTCGTACCGTGCACCAAGTTGTACGCCAGTTGTTCCTCACCATCAGTCGCCCACTTCCGAAATGAGCAGGTCACCACTTTCTCCATGAACGAGAGCGATCTCGCTCGTCTGCCAGCCTTTCGTGCCACTTCGACCACGGACAGCAGCTTCGCAGCCGGCTCTACAAATTTAGCGAGTACGCTATTCGACCATTGCCCTGAAAACGCGGAACCGAACATTCTACAGAGACTCCCGTACACGCCGTGCTCATCAACGAATAGGCGATAGAACTCGCGATACTTGTAAGCGATGAGCTGCTTGCTAGCCTTGAACCCAAACCCCATGGCGCCACCGCACCGCAGTATGAGCACCGCTTCGTACAGCGAGCGCGCTTCTGCTGCCACATCGTCACCACCGGTTTGGGCTGACGTGAGCGGCGATATGCCCGTTAGCACAGCCACTTGCTCTCCTATCACACGCAGGTATGCTGGGTTTGCCAGGCTATTCGTGTTCGTAGTGTTACGCATGCCTGACCATAAGCCGTGAGAAACCGCGATCAAATTGCCTTCGTGCTCGATGCATATGCGTTCGAATGCCTCCTCTACCCAGCGGAATGATTGCTCGAGCGACTCCGTCAGAGCGTGGTGCTGAGCGAACACAGCGCGCTGTTGTTTGAACATCATCTGCATGTGCTTCCGTGAGTGCGTCTCGTTGAAATTAGCGTAGTCGAGCATTAAATGCACCGCTGCATCGTGTGATTCGCGCCATAGCCAGTGATCCTCGCGCTGGTCGGTGGCGGATGCGGGATACCGACTGTTATCCATGGGCTGGGCTTTTTCCACTAGGTACAGGATATGACTAACCATGACGTAGTGCAGCAGGTGGCAAGGATATAGCGCACGTCCCCCCTCTTTTCCAGGCTCCATCTTCCAGAAGTAGCGCGAAAAAGCATTCGGCTCATAATCCGCTAGCGCCTCCTGCACCAGCTCCACGAACTGAGGGAACTCAAAGAGTGCTGACTTATTCAAGCGCACCCGTTTCAACACCACGATAGTCATGTCAGCCACCTCTTCCGCCACGTCCGCCAGTTCCCTCATCTTTGACTCAGGCACCTTGAGATAAACGTCAGCTTTCGGTGCTCCGGTCACAGCTCCAGGCTTTACCCAGAGGCGCCTATGACGCAGGAACTCTTCGAAAGATTCCACTTGATCACCGAGACTAGCCAGCACTTTTCCCATCGAGCGGGCCATTGAGTCGCACTGCACAGCAACTGCTTCCTTGAACCGCTTATCGAACTCCTCCTGTGACCACTTGCCATCTTGGAAGAACACCTTGGGCTTTTGCGGGTTGGTGCGCTCCTCTATCTCGGCTTCGATGTCATTCGTGCCGATGATCCGGCCTGCTAAACAATCAAAGTACGTGAAGTAGGTGAGGTCCTTCACCTGCAACTCACGCCCTAGATAGTTCAAGCCAGACCGCACAGCGCCGTGCACCTCTTTCGCGATTGTTATAAACGCGGAATCAGGCAGCGCACCAAGCGGCAGCCTGTACACCAGTTCCTGCCATTGAGGAACCACGTACGCCAGCACATCTCCGAAGGACAACAGACACATCAGCCGCTCGTACTTCACCCCTGTTCCACCTAGCTGCACTACCTGCCTAAACCACTCGTACGCGCCGTCGGCATGGATTGCTGGACCGGTCATCTCCAGCCAATCGCTAACATTGCAAAGAGCGAACCCAGCATGCCCCGGACCCAGAGGGAACTGCTCACGCCACTGGGCCTCCGTCCAACTTGGCACCGCACCAGCGCTCAGGTTGCGTGAAGCACTAGCGGCTGCGTGCACAATGCGTGCCCACGTTGGATGATTGCATGCTTGCTGCGCTTCGTGCGGCGCTGCTTCGCCTAGGCTGCCGAGTAAGTATCGAGCAGCAGAGGCACGCAGCCACCGAACGTTATCCCTGTCGCGCAGAACTGCCATCGCCTTGTTCATTACCACTTCCTCGCTACTAGCCGGGCCAAGAGCAGAGAGCCAGGCCTGTGCGGCCGGCGTCATCTTCAGAACTCCTCTCCCGAACAAGAGCGATCGAATGCGGCTGTGAACCATCTCGTACGAGGTACAAGGCGACTTTTCGAGACCATGGCGCCTGGAGTACTCATCATTGGCAGAAGTTTGTTCTTCCACTAATTTCAGCAGCACCCGGCGCTCATAGTCTGAAGTCGCCTTCGCACGTGGGCTGCTGGCAACGACGTTGATCGGGAGGGAGATTACACTCAACACCTCCAGATCTAACGCTGCCGCCATCTCAGCCGTGTGCACGTACAGCACGAGAGGATTGCAATCAGGTTCAACAGTGGCGAAGAACCGCCTAGCCCGTTGAAGCATGATCGCGTTTTGACGATGCATCAGGTCGTTGCGCCCCTGAGTCAAGCCATCCTCGCGGCACGCCAGCATCTCATCAAGCTCAGTGTCGAGCCCTGAATCTGATGCATCTGCAACCACTTCATCCAAATCATACCCACCGAACATCTGTGCAGCCGTCGACTTACCACAGCACGACGGCGCAACAACCGCAACCAACTCCTTCCACGCAGGGAGACGGGCCTGAGAGTGCGAAACGCCACTTCTCAGACGCGTGCCCTGCTCACCAGTTGGTGTGCGAGAGTAAGAGGCACCAAGTGTCGCAGACATGGTGAAAGAAAAGAAGGGAAAAAGAAGGGACGTGGAGCACAAGAGGATAGATCAGGAGTTACTGTTGTCAGAGACGCTAGTAACCAGAAAAACCACTCGAACCCATGTCCGTCAACCGTAAACGGCAGACAGGCATGGCAATGCCCACACAAAAAAGAAGCAAAGGTGAGGCCAGCCTCCCC